CATGGAATAATTCTCGGTGCAACTTTAAGAAATATCTTCAAAGCAGTTTTGACTGCAAGTATAGCAGGAAGAATTAGTTTCTTCATTTTACCAAAAAATGCTTTCAATCCAACGATGAATGTCTTTGCTACGCCACCAATACCAATCAGAAGTTTTTTAAGAAAATCCCCAATACCCTCTTCGTCTTTCTCTGCTGATGTTTCTTCTTTTACTGCCTGAGGAAACCCGATTCTTCTTTCTCTTCTTTCATTATCTAATTCTATTCTTTCTTTGCTTCGAATTATCTTTATTCTGTTCCCTTTTATTTTTTCGAAGTATCCAAAAAGTTTACCACTGAACTGTTGAAATGATGCTTCCAAAACAATAGATGTATCATCTTGAGTTTCATCAGGACCACCTAACATTTCAGTTGCTTCAACCAGTCTAGCCATTTTTCTGTCGTTCTTTCTCTTCTTCTATATGGTTGACCAGCAGTTTGACATATACTTCCCTCTCCCACGGTATCATATTTTCTATCTCTGTCAAACTATATTTGTGAAACTGCATGAGCGAAAAGTTCAACTGAAAATAGTTTGCCAGCGAATTATGAGAGAGGGCTATTAGAAAAAATCCGCTAGTCCCTCCAAATTTACTGTATCTTCTTGTCCACAACCTTCACACTTATATGTGATGCTGTGTTTTATTCTAGGCATAGCATTGAAGAACTCTGACATCTTTTGTATCTGAGCAGTATTCATCGACTCGATAAACTCTATTTTTTCTTCTTCTGTATCTGCCTCATATATTTCACTTTCATCAAATGCATATTCTATTGCGGATGCTAACAAGTTTATTTCAGACGACCCTTCAGACAAAGAATATTTTGATATGTCTATGATTGAAGGATACCTCAACTTGACACTCAATTTATCTGTGATCTGAATTTTATCATTCACCTCACCAGCTCCCTCAACTTTTACATCTTCAAGATTGACCTTCACCTCAGTTGCGACCTCACATGGTTCACCTTTGTAATTGACACCATCTGTATGTCTATACTCAAGCGTCGAAACCTCACCAACCGATTTTGCTCTAAGATTCAGAAACAAATATTCTGCATCAAAGAACGGTATTTTAGAAACATCAAATCCTGGTGTTTCAACGCAGTTGTTAACTATGTCTCTCATAGCAGCAACCATATCATTTTCTTCACCAGATTCCATCGCTACAAGTAATGCTTTTTCTTCTTTGACCAAAAATGGTCGAAACTCTATCTTTTCTTTTGTTGACGGCAGTTCAACACTGAACCTTGTTGTCGTCAGTTTTGGCAACGCCATATTCTACTCCTTCAATCATTAAAATATTTTCAAGTTTGCTGCACCACCTGTGAACGAACTTGAAATAGCATTTTTGAATCCACCAGTTCTGATTCCAGATATTAGTGGTTTAAACCTATTCAATGTGTTGATGCCTTTCCGAAGTAAGCCAGGAAATCCATCTACTCCTCCGAAACCATTTCCTCCACTGTTGTCTGGATATGATTCTACAAAATCGAAATACATCATTTCGACCTGAAGTTTAACAAGCTCTTCACCATTCGACCAGTTTAGACCAACTTCATTGACAGTTCTTGGATAACATTCATTTAGAATTATCTTGAGATTTTCTTTGGGTGGTTTCGCTGCTGGTGTCAATCCTATATCAAATCCGAGTGGTCTTGTTATAACAGTTGGATCTAATCCTACTGCTCTTGCGATTCCCATTGCACTGCCCAACAAACCTGTATCGCCAGCTCCTGCGGATCCAGGATATTGTAGTATTTCCATGCTCCCAGGTTTCACTGTGTCATCGTAATAGTTTGAATCATATTTTCCTTCAGACTGAACTCTAGAACTCCGAGCAAATGCATTTCCTTCAGCATTCACTTGCATCGAGCATATGTCTTGCCACTTCATAAAGAACTCGCGTTCACGCATATCTTCGCTACACAAAACAGTTATTGTTACTGGCTGGTGCATGACTGAATATGGCATGTATCTGATTGGACCGTGATACCTTTGCTCAATTGTCATGAGAGACCTAGAAGGCATGTTCACCGATTCAATACGAAGAGGGAGCCACGTTTCCGCTCCATTATTGACCTGAGGCGGTGGTATTACGATAACAGAAAAGTCTGATGCTTTTGCAACACCATGCTTACTAAGTTCCGATGTAAATTCGTTTATTGTGAATGGCATTATATCCTCGCGATGCTTTCTCTATGCACTCTTGCTTTATTTGATTTCGCAAACCGCTCGGTCGGGAGGAAAAGTGCTATATCCCATTCCTTCGGATCAATATAAAAGAATTGCGACTTGACATGATTAAAAAGATAATGTTTCACGCAAGGTCTGAAAAATCTAAGTTTTGCTGCTCGGTTGAGAATGTTATATGTTATTTGGAACTGGTCTCCTCCTGAACCGACTGTGTCGTACAGAGCATCCATAAGTCTAGCACGCAAACGCAGAGGGAGATAATGAAGATTCAACCCATAGAATCCATCACCACCCTGCGTTCTTCCCGAGCGACGTGTTTGTTCAAATGGTATAACCAAGGGAAACCGATCGTAATACGGAAGCACTGCTTTGTATTTCGGATCATATTGGAACATGTACATTTGCCCGATAGAAGGAACTCGACGGAACCTTTCTCGATCACTTCGAATCAGTGATGTAGGATTTACAGCTGTGCGTTGTGCAGCCTGACGATACCATTGTCGTGCAGCTTGAACACGTGTAGGTGCATCTCGCGCACCCTGCTGTAAGATCCTGTCGAAAACGTATGCAACCATTGCAACACCTTATTGTTCCGACTATTTATTCGTCATAGACCTAGTTCTTGTTCTGTAAGTATCACAAAATCCCACTTTCGGTCTGCACAAAACTCACGTGCTGCTTCCCATTTTGCTGAGTTTATTCCCCAAGTCTTAACTTCTTGAAGATATGCTCGTGTTATTCTGCTTCTTTGTTTGGGTGGTTGACATTGTTTTTTCGGTTTGACTTCTATAACACGAGTCGAAACTCGACCGTCTTTCTCGCGTGATTTGATTATGAAGTCTGGATAATACCTGTGGCGACGACCATCAATCGGCGATTTGTATGGAATAGAAAACTCCTCGCTCGCCCACTGTAATATGTGAGGATTGCGATCGAAATAGTTCATAACACGAAGCTCCCAACTGGAACGATAAATAATATTCGTTGGGTTCCCCATGTATTTCTTTGGGTTTCTTGGAGTGAACTTTCCTTTATAAGCCATTGCTCGACCAGTATAAATAGCGATAGAATATTTATTCTTGGAGAGAAGAATGCCATTCGCTAATAAATTTGTCAGACCAACAACCCCTCTTGCAAAGTTGACAGAAGGAACAGCTGCTAGTAAAGCAAAAATGACCTTCCCCAGCGATTTGGGTCAGACTGGGCATCATGTTCAATTTGATGTGTTTAGTAGAGCAGCAGGATCTACTCTTGCCTCTGTCAGAGGTAAGAGTCAGCTAGACAAACTGTTATCTACAATATATCTTCCGATGCCTGCCAACTTAGGAGTTCAATATTCGGCAGACTATCAGAATGAAGATCTTGGTTTGATAGGTGCTGCAGCAGTTGAGGGTGCTACTAATTTACTGGAAACAGGCTCGGATGTTTTCAAAAAACTAGGAACCGCTGTAGGAAATTTAGTAAAGGGAGAAGTTTCAGGTGCTGCAACAGCTTCGTTAGATGCAGCAAGGGTTATTGGAAGTGCAGCGTCCAAAACAGTTGATAACTTGATATCTGAAGGAGGCACTGGTGCAGCTGCAGCTGTTGGTGCTATCGCATCAAAAGTTGGAGGAACTGCTAAGGCTACAGTCGCTAATGTAACTGGTGCAGCTCCCAATCCTCATCGTGTTGTTTTGTTTCAGGGGGTTCAGTATCGAGAACATCAATTTCAATATAGACTTTCGCCAAAAAGTTCAGCAGAAACGCAAACAATAACACGTATCATTAACAATCTTAAATATTATATGCATCCAGAATTTGGTGGTGGAGGCGGTGGAATAACTGCTCGAGCATTCCTTTCTTATCCAGAATTGTTCAGAATAAAGTTTAAGAATGACACTCATTTGTTTCAAACTCTTCCTTGCGTGCTGAAATCTTTACAAGTTCAATATCATCCAATGGGATATCCAGCTTACATAAGGGCAGATGGTGATATTGCACCTGTGGAGGTTGATATTCAAATGTCTTTCCAAGAAACTGAAATCATAACGAAAGATTTCATCAAAGGTGAAAACTTCACATCAGAAATTCAAAATCCACAATATCAACGTGAAGCGGAAACGGAACCATTCTAATGTCATTTTATTTTAAGAAGTTTCCAGAGGTTCAATACTTTCTTCCTGTTCCTAGATCTACAGGTGTGGGAAGTGCAGTTCGTTCAACGAAGTCTGTGATTGCTACTGATATTTCCACAAGATTTATCTTAAAGCAAATTGTCGGCGACCCAAGTTTAATATATTATGACTACACTGTTCAAGACGAAGAAAGACCAGATGTGATAGCAGAAAAATATTATGGCGATTCTAGGTTGGATTGGGTCTTGATGTTTTTCAATCAGATACATGATCCATATTTTGAGTGGCCATTGAGTCAGAGAAACTTCGAATCTTTCATTCGTCAAAAATATGGGAGCATTGCTACAGCTCAAGGAACGATTGATCGATATGAAAGGAAGTTATATGCTGCCTCAGAATACAGTGATGGTCTAGGAAATATTATAAATGTTCCTGCTCGTTATGTAACTGTAGACCAAGATACATATAATTCTTTGGGTGCGAATGATAGACGTATTGTTTACAAATATGATCATGAAGAAAATCTCAATGAAGCGAGAAGAACAATTAAAATTTTAGATGAAGAATTTGTTCCTGAGCTTATGAGAACATACAGGAACTATTTTGAATAATGGCAGAATATAATACAAAAATTGGCACAGGTCTAATAAACGAGTGCTACATCACAAATCACAGTAAAAGTGTGAAACTTGATATTGAAGATCAAGTCGATGAAATTGGATATTATGAAAGCATATTCAATCCAACAGTTTCTTTTCATGTTTCAATTACCGATGCGAGCGATATTAAAAACAGTTTGCCAATAGTTGGTGGTGAGCGTGTTGATATTTCGTTCACCGATTCATTTGAGGGATCACCAGATATTGATGGTGGTTATGATGATAAGCCACTCAGGTTGTACAAACTTGCAGATAGAGAAAAGATAAACGATAGGTCAGAGCGAATCACACTATTGTGCACGTCAGATCATATGATGAAAAACATGTACAAATCGGTTGATCGATCTTTCCGAAATCAAAAAGCATCAGATATCATCAGTAAAATATTAGAAACTCAATTTGACGACGAACTGTTTGAGTTCGATGAAACATTGGGTCTACATACATATACATTCAATAGAGTTCCTCCATTCAGAGCAATCAATCAGATTATAGCTGAGGCAGAATCTGCTTCAACTGGATCCTCTTGTTATTTTTTCTTCGAAACAAACGATGGATATTTTCTTCGAAACTTGGATGACATGCTCATTCAAGAACCGATGACAGAAAAAGAAAGTGGGCAAAAACTTGTTTACAGATACATTTATGGTGATATAGGTGGAGACAATGTTTCTGAGGGATCTCGTATATTAGATATGAGAGAATCAGTTTCTTTTGATTTATTGAATGGAGTTATGCAGGGTCAGTATGGTGTGAGAACAAATTACTTTGATCCTATACGAAAAAGACTTGCATCCTCTACTTATCTTCACAACGAAAATTGGGAAAGCACGATACATGCTAATCCGAACTCGTTGATAACAGAAAACATTAGCGAAGAGTTTGGAACTGAGGTTTCTCTAGAAAATTATATGATAACAAATTACCTTTCACTTCAATCTGATTATGTTTCTGCTCGCGAGCCTATTATAAGAAATACATTCAGAAGAAAACAAAATATTTCTGGAAGAAGAAAATCTATTCTGAGTAGAATTACAAATAACAAAATTGATATAATGGTTCATGGTGACAGTAGAATACATGCTGGAGCAACGATCGATATAGAGGTTCCCACGACTGGACAAAAAGGAAAATCAGGTGATTTGATCGATAGATTCACCTCTGGTAGATATCTTGTCATTGCAGTTCAACATAATATAAGTGACACAAGATATAGAACAGTCATGACTGTCGTGAAAGATTCATATGTCAAGAACCCGATTCGAGGCAGTGAGGAAGAATAATGCAAAGAGATGCAGAAGATTGGCTTGGTCTGAATGGGTTCATTTGGTTCTTTGGTGTTGTTGAAGATACCATAGACCCAATCAACATCGGAAGAGTTAAAGTTCGATGTTATGGCTGGCATACAGATGATCGAGAAGTATTACCAGAAGATGAACTTCCTTGGGCACAGGTTATGATGCCTGTTACATCTGCTTCTATGGCTGGTGTTGGGCAATCACCAACTGGTTTGATCGAAGGTTCTCACGTGATCGGTTTCTTTATGGATGGACCAAACGCACAACAGCCTATGATAATCGGTACATTTCATGGTGTTCCTGCTCCACCAAATATCGCAAAAGGGTTTACCGATCCAACAGGTGCAGCACATCGGCAATTTAATTTACCAGACACACCGAATCTTGCATACGATCGTTGGACTGCAGATAAAATTACAAAAGAAAAATACACGAATCAAGTCAAAGACGTTCCTACAGCAGTTCGGACAAAACTTTCAACAGCGGATGATGTCGCTGGTGTAACATATATTGGAGACAAAGAAAGTTTAACAACATGGAGCGAGCCTTCACAACGTGGCGATGCTATTTCTACATTTCCGCAAAACCATGTTATACAAACAAAAAGTGGTCATGCATTTGAAGTAGATGATACACCAACTGGCGAGCGAATTCACGAGTATCACCGATCAGGAACTTTTTATGAAATTCAGCCTGACGGAACAAAAGTAACAAAGATTGTTGGTAAGGAATATGAAATAACTGCTAACAACAAAAATGTTTTGATCAAGGGAAATGTAAATGTAACAATCGAAGGTGATGCTAGGATATACAATAAAGGTGATGTCGTTCAGGAAATCGGTGGAGACTATCACTTAACTGTACACGGAAACCGTTATACAAAAATTGTGAAGAATGATTCTATCGATATTCTAGGAAACAAAACAACTCAAGTCAACCTCGATGAGTTTGAACGTGTTTCTGGCGATAAAACAAAAGTCATAGCTGGTGATGAAACTTCAAGCATCAACAAAGATTACTATGTAACAACCAATGGTAACAAACAAGAAACGATAATGGGAAGCAACGACAAAACAACTATTGGCGTGGATACTGAAATCATCGTTTCAGATAAAGTTGTTGGAACCTCTGGTAAAATAAACATGTCTGCATCTGGAAATGTAAAAATCACAGGTGCTAGAATAGATCTCAACGAGTGAGGAAGAAATGGCTGAGCACGACGAAGAACTGGGTGATGTTCCTTCATATCCTTCATACGAGGCATTCAAGGCTGCAAATCTTGAAAGTGCTAACATCACAGACATGCTTGACTTTTCTGGAGTTTTATCGAACCCTCAATCGTTATTAGGAAAAGTTCCGAAGGCACCTCTTGGTATAAGTGAAGATCTCAACGAAGTAAATGTACAACAATCAGAACTTACAAATAAGATTGCGAGTATCAAAGGAAATATCTCTGGTAATCTCGGTGAGATAAGTGGAGGCATTAGAGAAATAACAAATAAAATAAAAGAAGGTGTTGCTGGAGCAGCCAATTTACCAAAACTTCCAGAAATAAAACTTCAAGACGAAGTTCAAGGTTTGATGAAGGGCATTGGAAGTTTCAACTTCCTCTCAGCTGGAGCATCATTTTCTACACTGAAAGATAAGTTTCCTGGAACAAATGTAGAAAAAATAGTGTATGAGTCGATTGCGAATCCTGAGTTTAAACCATCAGTTGATATTCCGAATGTACAAATAATCGATGGAGAAGAGCAAGAGCTTGCTCAACCCAAAAAGGTTCCAGAAAAAGATCCTGAAAAACTAGAACCACCACCAGAGCCACCAGCAATCGTAAAACCAGTATTCGCTCCATTAGCAAAGATGATTAGTAGTGCTGCTGTTGATGATCTGAAAGCAATTTCTAAAACTAGCAAAACGAAGATTCAAGATGTTACTAGAAATGTAGATGCGACCAAGTTTATTCAAAAAAATCAGTTCAAACAAATCGGAGATACTTTCCGCAAGTTTGTAGAAAATCCGAAACCAGATAGCAAAGCAACAACATTAGTTCCTAGAAAGGGAACACCATTCGCTGGTTTGCCTGCAACTGGATCTACAGGATTTATGGATTCTATACTAAATGAAAAGAACAGTCTAGGAAATCTGTTGTCTGGAACGATGGGAAATATCGATGTTCAGAAACTTTCTGCTGAAGCAGATGCTGTGGAAAAAGAATTAGGTGAACCGATTTCAGATGAAGAGAAAGCAAGAAGGGAAGCAGAATCTGATGCCGAAGAGCGAAGACTTGCAGCAGCTGCGGCAGATGCTGAAGGTACAGTTCCTGTTGTCACTGGAACGCCAGAGGAACAGGAAGCAGCTCGTGTAAGAGCATCGAAGATATTTGGTTTTAATCTACCTGGTGGAATACAGACCTGATGCCAGCTATACATAGAAATGGAGATGCTCGTGCTTGTGGCGCAACTACAATCGTCACTGGACAATCTACTGTTTTTGCAAACGGAAAACTTGTTTCTGTGAATGGAGATGAAAATAGTCATGGTGCTGGTGCATTGATAGCTGGTTCGAAAAATGTATTTGCTGAAGGAATAGCTGTTGTGAATAATACACCAGATTCTGCTGCTGAAGATGATGAAGAGCATGTTAATACTCAGACTGCAGCTGGGTCATTGAATGTGTTTGTAGGTGATCTATAGTATATAATATGACCCCTCGTGACATTACTCATTATAATGTAAAACAAATCAAATGTAAATGGACTTTTTTGAATAAATAGCATCAAGGAGAAATAAGAAATGTCAGCTGCTACAAAAACAGTCCTATACAAAGATTTTGATTTGTCGTTTAGGAGTCATCCTGTCACTGGCAAACTTCTTTTGAAGAAGAATAATGATGCAGTCAAGCAAGGTGTAAAGAATCTTGTTCTGACAAATAAGTTTGAAAGACCATACAAGCCTGATTTTGGTTGCGATATTCGTGCAAGACTGTTCGAGCTGATAGATGCTACAACAGAGGCAGATATAGAAACTGATGTTGAGATTGCTTTTGCTAACTATATGCCGAGAGCAGTTCTATTAGACGTTCGTGCGATCGCTAACCCAGATGGAAATAATGTTCGTGTGAATATTGTATATCGACCAATTAATTCGACTGAGCCTGTAGAAACCACGCTTATCCTAGAAAGAGTTCGCTAATGCCAGCCAATACAGCAATATCCGTAACTGGTCTAGATTTTGATTCCATAAGATCAAATCTTCAGACATTTATTCAAGGAAAAGCAGAGTTCGCTGATATGAA